CCAGACCGCTTAACCGATTATTCTTGTGTAAGCAACGCCACGATATACGAAAGTAACTTTCATGGTTATCTCCATATACTAAGCCCCGTTCCATGCTTAGTGGTCATGCGTCCCATAAGGGATGAACGGACGTGTCGTTAATAAGAAGGGTCACCTACTGGTTCATCCTTCTTTTTATATTCTTCTTGTCTATATTCCTCTAGTAATTTATCTACCTGTTTCTGTAGTTCTAGAATTTCTGGTTCTTTTGTTTGCATACTATTCCAATGGCGTATAACGCCTGAGATAATAAAACAATTAGTTATTAAGTAACTAACAAAAATAAAAGTACGAGTGATAGCTATAACATTGTCGTAAGAGCTAGTCTTATCATCGTTAAAACTACCAAGAGCGTACTTCCATATAGTCCAAATTTTTTTAGCCAATTTGTGGAGCTGTTAATGCAACTTCTGTTGACTCAGTAGATGCTAAGTCGAGAGGGAAGTTATGAGCATTACGTTCGTGCATTACTTCCATGCCTAAGTTCTGTCTGTTTACAACGTCAGCCCAAGTAGGAATAACTTTGCCATTAGTATCAACTATTGATTGGTTAAAGTTAAATCCATTAAGGTTAAATGCCATTGTGCAGATACCCATAGATGTCAGCCATATGCCAACAACCGGCCAAGTAGCAAGAAAGAAATGAAGAGAACGAGAGTTATTGAAAGACGCATATTGGAAAATTAATCTACCGAAGTAGCCATGAGCTGCAACGATGTTGTAAGTCTCCTCGTCTTGACCAAATTTATAACCATAGTTCTGTGACATATCTTCTGTTGTCTCCTTAATGATTGAGGAAGTAACAAGACTTCCGTGCATAGCAGAGAAAAGAGATCCACCGAATACCCCAGCAACACCGAGCATGTGGAACGGATGCATAAGGATATTGTGTTCTGCCTGAAATACGAACATGAAGTTAAAAGTACCAGAAATACCAAGAGGCATACCATCACTAAAACTCCCTTGTCCGAAAGGGTACACGAGAAAAACCGCTAGTGCTGCTGACAATGGAGCTGTATAAGCTACAAAGATCCAAGGTCTCATACCTAGTCGGTAAGATAGTTCCCATTGTCTCCCTGCATATGCAGCCACTCCAATGAGAAAGTGGAATACTATCAACTGATATGGTCCGCCATTGTATAACCACTCGTCTAGCGTAGCAGCTTCCCATATAGGATAGAAATGTAGTCCGATTGCATTTGAGGAGGGGACGACAGCTCCTGATATTATGTTGTTTCCATAGATTAAAGAACCGGAAACTGGTTCACGTATGCCATCGATGTCCACTGGAGGAGCAGCGATAAAGGCGAGAATAAAACAGGTGGTAGCAGCTAGTAAGCAAGGTATCATTAGCACTCCAAACCAACCTACGTATAGGCGATTGTCTGTGCTAGTTACCCAGTTACAAAACTTTTCCCAATTGGTTGTAGTGTCTCTTTGTAATGAGATTGCAGCCATGTGATTAATGTAAATGAATGTTGTCGCATTCCTCGTCCACTTTGGAGAGGAAAAAATTGATGAGGTTCATCTTATTCTTAAGAGGGAGATCCTCATCGAGTATCACTTTGTATCTTGCTTCAAGAAAATCGAAGCAACTCATCTTCCATTTGTATGGATTAGAAGATGCCGGGTATGATCTGACCTGTGGTGACATAAGCACCGACAGCTGCAACAAAACCAAGCATTGCAGCCCAGCCGTTAAAGCGTTCCGCTTCATGTGTCATAAAAGGATTTGTGTTGTGGTGTGACATTGGAATAATTCGTACTGGTGGTTCGTAAGGGTATTCGTTTTCGAGTAGTGTATCTAAATCTTTAGTTTTCATTTTTTTGGGGGTCTGCCTTTTTTAGTTCCATAGGTCCCCTTGCCTTTTGGTGCCATAATTAAAAATCAATATCTGAACGTTCTAGTTTTGCTACAACATCCTGTCTATAGGCAGGGTCTCTGTCATAGCGAGGGTCACTCATAGCTTCAACTAATTGTGCTTGACTTCTAAATACATCGCCGCTTGTATCAGCAGCTTTGCCTGTCAGTCTTCTACCTTCATATCCATTCACAGCTTCGTACCTTGATTTCAATGCATCAACTCCTAATTGAATAGCAGCTGCATTACCAGTACCAACTAAATCATCAAAAGCTTTAACTTCATTTTCTTTTAAATTTTGACTAGCCCATGAAACTATTTTATTGTATTCAGCTTCACCACCAACAGAGTTTTGTATTTTATTTATCTCTGTTGTAGTTACGTCAATTTCAGGTTGATTAGTTTGAGGATTATTTTTGACCATTTGAATATAGCCATCAACTAAATCCTGACTACTCATACCTTTAAATTTTTCCAGAGTTTCTGGAGATAAGGTTTCACCATTGTTAAAGTACTCATCACTTGCTGATTCAATTAATGAATAAGCTTCGCTTTTTTCCTGTGGTTCATCTTTCTCTTCAGTAACCTCTTCCTCATTAGATGCTTCGGTATCTTTTTTTTCTTCGTTATCTCCTAATTTTTTCTGGAGTTCAACGTAAGCTTTTTCTAAGTCTTCAGCATTTTTATATTTACCAGCAAGTAATTCTCCTTGCTCTTTAGCCATCTCTTCCCCGACTTGCAGGGAATCTTGCTCTTCAGTCGTAAGATTTTCTACATCTGTAGACTGGTCATCCTGTTTGATAGTTAATGTATCAGCCATAATTATTCAACGGGTGGTTCGTCTGGTGGTAGTAACTGTTCATTTTTACTAGGGTCCGCTAAAGGAGCACTAGCCATTTGTCCAGCTTGATCTACCAATGATTGTTGTACTTGAGCTTGTTGAGCTGCTTGCATTTCTTCAGCCATTTGTTGCTCAGTTTTAACAAGATTTAATACATCTATTCCTTGTGCAGCAGCTAATCTTTTGATTGCTTCTTGTGGATTAATGTATTGCATTAAAGCTTCTGGTCCTAAAGTCTGAGCAATAGTTCCAATGAACTGAGTTAATGATTCTCTATCTTGTCCTCTACCTAAAGCATTAACTCCAGCAACTATTGTTGGGCGTACCATATCTTTAGGAAGTTTTGGTATTTCATTAGATCTTTGTAAAACTAATAAAGTTCTATTGAGATAAGGTATTAAGAACTCAACTGTGAGCAATGAAAATATTCCGCCAAGTTGTTGTTCTAGTTCTAACTGTGTAAGGCGTACCTCTTCAGCTGTAACTCTTTCAGCATTCCTTACGTTCATAACAAGGAAAGCTTCTAACATTCTTTTCTCTATACCTTGAGCCATGTTTGCAGCTGTAGCGAAGTCGGCAGTTTTTCCTACTTGGATAACTGCAACGTCTTCTGGTCTACCCTGCACAATTGCTCCGTTACCAGCCTTTGCAATGGTGGCTGGTTTAGTAGTTGAACTTGGAGACACAAGAAAAATAACTTTACTGGCAGCAGCTGCTCCCTCTATAAGAGCTTGACTTAAACCATCGAGTGATTTTAAATCTCCTAAAAATTCTTCTACTCTTCCACGACCATAGTCTTCTCCATCAACTGTATTGAACCTTAAAGGCAACCAAGGGCTGGCTTTCTTAGGTGCAGTACTTCTTGTATCAGGAATAATTTTATCAAATGCTTCTTGATGCCATATCCATCTACCACTAGATTTATCTAATCTAACCATAGTGTATATAGTTACATCATCAGCAACTGAATTTGATTCGTCTACTACTGAATTAGGTTCAGGTTCTGGTAGATCAATATCTAATACTTTTCTACTTATAAGTTCCTTAGTGACTATGCATAAAACGTTACCATCACCATCTCTTTCGACAACATATCTAGTTAAAGGAAAAGTTTTTAAACCATCTTTGTGCATGTAAATTAATGCGTTACCCCCAACAATTAAATGCTTAAGTGCTTGGTGTATTGCAACGCGATCATTACTTGCAGCAATATATTCCATGATCATTCTTTCCATTTTTGCAAATGCAAGATCTAATTCACTTCTCATTTGAGGGTCTAATTCCTCTCCTAACTTATCGTCACGTACCTGTAGTTTGAAGAAACTTGTCTGTGGTGGTAAGACAGCCAACATAAGTTTGGCTGCTAATGTCACTACACACTTAGCTCCTACTGATTGCCAAGGTACTGCTAATGATCTGTGGTTTGGTCTTGATGATATATCGTCATCAATTAAATATGGCAACGTGAGTTCAGCACATTGAACTGCTTTGTCTAGGAACTGTCGTCTAGCAGAACTGAGCTGATTATATTTTTCACGTGCGTTCACTACTGAATACCTCCAGTAGTATTTGTATTACCGGGATTTATTGAAGCAGCGGCTCCTGATGCAGCTGGTTGTTTTTTAATTCTTAAATCAGCTGTACTTCCTTTCTGTCCTTTTTTAGTTCCAAGCTTAGTTTGAGCTTCTCGAACCGCAGGGTTAACTGGTCTTACTTCTTCTTCAGGAAGTGGTTCTGGAACTGGTGGTGGTGAAGGAGGTATAGGTGCTGGTGGTGCTGGTGGTAATGGTGGTGGTGGTGCGGGTGCGGGTGCTCTTCTTCCGAAACACATTAGATTTCATCCTCCATGATGGATTTTATATATTCGATTACGCTGGATTGTCCAGCTCTGTACATAATTGTGTTTATGTCTTCTTTAGGATGGATAGGTTTCCATCCAAAATTTTCCTCAAGTCTTACTAGCAGCTTGTCTAACCTTTCGTTGTGAAGCTTAAGAGTATTGAGGGAGATTTGTGTTTGCATGTTCAAAGAAAGC